GATGCCGCGCACGTTGGCTTCCATCGCGGCTTCTAGTTCGTCCTCAATGTCTTCGTAATCAGTTGCGCCGCAGCATTTTTCAATGGGGGAAATTCCTTTAGCCAGCGTGCCGCAGATTTCAATGTGAGCAATCCCATTGGGGTCAATCTCCATTGGCTCCCGCTGGTGGGAATACATACTCATGTCGGGCATCTCATCGTCATCCATGCGCGTGAGCCGGGCTTGGACAAGGCGATGCACTGCATCAAACCCACCGGCGGTAATGAACCAGGGTTGATGATAAACGCGGGAGAGAATGCGGGAGAAGCTCATGGTGTAGACGTAGGCGCCACCATATCCTGAGGCTGGCCGTTAGGGGTGAGTGTGCCAAAAACCGAGCGAGGAAGCCCACTGCGTGCCATGCGGGCGCGGATGTTAATTTCCTCGGCCTCAATCTGATCAAGGTGCTCGTCAAGCGTAACACCGCCGGATCCAAGAATGTCGGTCATCGAGCGCATTCCCGCGCGGAAACTTTCGATCGCGTCCCGAGAAGCGTAGCCTGAATCAGCGGTGAGCTGCGGCGGAGCGGTGAACTTGAATTGATACGCACCGCCACGTTCAGCATCGCTGCCTTTGTAGGCCGGCAGGAGCCCAAGCTTAATGGCGTTGGCGATGGCAAAGGCGCACCGACGTTTGCAAAACTGCGAAAGATATTGATGCCGGTCGCTGATCGCGCGGTTCGCCAACTCCAGCATGATCCGAACGCTGGCACCGCCCAGCTTGCTCATATCCCACCCGAGTTCAGGAGGCCAGCCCATTGCAAGGAGCGCGTCGCGGATGATGCGTTCTTGCAAGCGGTCCTGCGCCTCAGAGGGAACTTCGCTTTTGAGTTGGGAGATTTTGGACCCAGATCCCGCGCGGAAATACTGCACGTTGCCACCCTGCATTTGCTACATCCGAATGCCAGTTACGTCGTTGACTGCGGCGTTTGTATCCAGCGCGTAAGCGGGATCACTAGGATCAGCAAGCCCAGTCTCCGTCTCCATGATGAGCGAGATCTTCGCGGCGGCATTGCTGGCAAATCGAATATCGTCGCCCAGTTCCTTTAGCGAGCGAAGTCCCAGAATGGCGGGAGCAAGCCCAGAGATCCCACGCACCTGGCCAATCTCGCGCCGGTCGCAAGTCATCATTGCGGCTTGGGCAGAAATATCTCGGTCCTGGTCAGCGGTTTCCCCGAGAATACGGTAAGCAATAGCACGCCCAGCCGCGTTCAGGATGACGCCATTTTCCATCCGATAGCCCGCGTATGGGCCATCTTTCACCGTGGCACTGTCAGCATCTCGGGATCCGATTTGGTGCCAGGGCACAATCTGAAGTTGCGGAAATCCGTTTTTTGAAAGCGTGCAAATCGTGAGGCAGTCCCCATCTCGGTCGATAGCAACCGACTCGAGGAAAAGCGCATCCCACCACGATGAGCCGTCGGTGTAGGCAATCTGAAACCAGTCATTTAGCCATGCTTCCGCCAGTTTACCCCAAACTTTGTCCTCGCCAGTGTAAATCGGGCGCATGGCTTTTCCCACAGTGAGCATTGCCCGCTGGTCGATGGCGCTGTTGACTAGTCCCACATTCCAGTAAAGCTTCCGCGCCATCGACGTAAGCGTGCGCCACTCCCCAACGGGAAGTTCCTTAGTGATGCTCTGGGTATGATTTTGGTAAAACGGACGCTGGCCCCATGCTCCGCCTTCGATAAGCCTCTGGCGACGATAGACTTCGTACTCGCTTTTTACTTGCGGCACATCCGATTTAAACCAAGATTTGAAACGAGAAAGCAGGCTCATGCGAAACGAATTGTAGTGCGCGTAATAGGAGCGCAGACGCCTGCTTCCTTATAACTGATGGCAAGCTGAACGTGCTGAAGCGTGTCGGCGCAACTCATTCCAGAAGTAAACGTGAAGCTAGAACCATTGACGGTTGATGCACTTAGATATCCGCCTTGGCCCGAGATTACTTTATCCAGCAACTCGTCGCGAAGTGCGCGGAGCTCCATCAAGTCTCGCGAAAGAAACGCTTTGAGAATAAGTTGTGGAATCGCAGCAGCCATTACTTAAAGGTGATGGTGTAAAAAAACTAAGCCCTCGCATCCCGGGGAGGAACACAAGGGCAAAGAGCTCTGATCAGCTTTTACAAATTACTCTGTCACTCCCTCCGAGTCAATCACCGTCTCGCGCAGTAGTCCCAGCATCAGAGCCACAGCAGTTATCATCGCCTCGCAATCGCCCATGTGATTGTCCCTGTGAATTTTTACATACCGGCGCTGTATGGTCTTCGTGAATTTATCCACAACCTCCCGCTTGGCCTCGGCCACGATCTGTTTCAGATAGTCCTTGGGAGTGTCCATCCCGTACTCCCAGACTGGAGAACCCAATGCGCGAAGCTGGGCAAACCGATCTTTCACCCCTTCGTTAGCCCAGAAAATATACCTGGCTCGCCCGCCTGTTGGTGCCGCCGCGTCTTTTACTGGAGAGTAAAGTTTGTCGACCATTTTATTCCCCACCGAGTGCTGAAACGATTTGCGGCCAGAGCCGTGAAGCGCCGTCCAATTCCACCTGGCGCAGCAGGAATACGTAAGTCCAGTATCGTACTGGGCATCCATGAAAGTCAGCTTATCATGTACTTTTAACCGTTGCTGCAACTGACGGAGCTGCTCCTCGGTGAGCACCTTCCCAGCCCATATCAATCGGCTAGAGCCATCAGAGCGCCAAGCTCGACAGACTGCCCAAAAGTGATCTCGCTGACGGTCAATCGCCATTAGCCGTTTTGCTTCTCCGTCAATTGGCTGCCCGTTGCTCAAATCCGCCAGGTGGTAATCTCCAGCCGTTAGGTTTATCTCGGGCGACTCCTGCTCATCGCTCCACGATTGCGCTAGTCGCTTTTGGCGAAACTGCTTCAGCGGCTCCGTGTTGCCGCGCCGCTTTTCCTCCATCGCCTTGAGCCATTCAAGCACCATGTCGCCCCAAGAGATCCACCATACCGACTGAGCCGACCAGGTAAACGAGACGTTGCCAGCAATCGGTTGAGCACCGTGCTCAATCTTATAGCGGCCTCTGCTAGCCATCCCCCTTCGCCCTTGAGTCGTATCCAGAGTGACGTGTCCACAAAGCGGGCACTCATGCCGGACCGATGCCATGACGCCAGCCCAGTTCCATTCGTTTTTTTCGTCGCGGATCTCGTCGTATTTGATCGACGTCCACAGATATTTATGCCAGTCGCCGCAGCTTTCGCACTCCGTGCCCCATTCGTAGACTACGCCAGAATGAAACTCGCGGTCGAAATCATCTAAAGTTTTGCTTCCTTGCGAGACAAGTATGGTCTTTCTGTTCCACCGATCGTGATGTCGTTTTTTCAGCTCGTCAACCAGTCCTGGCTCCCAGCGCCAACACTCGTCTCCGTAACAGTATCGCATCGACTTCTCTTGCAGGCTGCTCATGTTTGCGCCGTTCAAAAAAAGCGCCATGTGCGGAAACATGATGGCCGTCTTTCGTTTCTGGTGCCGGTCGTGCGGAAACAACCGAGCTACTGGCGGGCAGGATTCAAGGATTGGCATCAATCGCGACTCGGCCCACTCCTTAGTCGTTTCGTCAGTTTGCCCAACGATCATCATCGGTCCAGGTTGCTGGGCGATGACCCATGGAACGACCAACTCCAGCAGTGTCGTCTTGCCCCCTCCCGTAGGCGCCCGAGCAACAATTTGTTTCACTCGGTCATCGCAAACTGCCCGGAAAATGTCGTTGAGCCAGGGTGCGTTGTCAGCCTGAAACCGAGTCGACCTTGCCGAATGCGGAAGCCGGACGTGCTCCGCTAGCCAATCCAGCGGGTCGCCTTGGTAGCTGGTGACGATGCCAGCAGCAACTCCCTCCTTAAGTGGATTCATGCAACTTGGCCTTCACCCTGTCCAATAAAAGGTCAATGCGGCCCTGTAGCTTGGGCCGGACTTCCTCCTCAGACTGCCCCGCGATTTGGCCAGTGAGGTCGTTGACTAATGCTTGGCACTCTGCTGATAAGATTGCGCCGATCTGCACGCCAGCCTCCCGTACTTCAGCGCGGTTGATAAGTTCACCGCGTGCCTGTGCGTTTTGCAGTTCCAGTCGCTCAACTTCCAATAGTGTTTTGCGCAACTTGGCCCCAGCCACGTCAACCGGCGGAGCATTCTTTCTGGCGTCCTGCCACTCCCGCGCTGCGGCCTCCGAATGAATCGGCATCCCGGCTTCAACCAGTTTGGTGACCCGTTGTTGCGAGATTCCCAACTTGGCCGCCATCTGGCTATGGGACAACCCTGTTTTTTTAGGATTACTCATAAAAAAGGTGAACTAGAGTCTGCACA